AATTAAGTGCGCCTAAAATTGTGCCTATAAATATAGTTAAAGTATACGAAATTTTACTATGGAAAGCAACCTTTAATATGGCAAAAAAAACACTAGGTGGTATCATAAAGAACGTAGGACAAGGCATATTCAATCGTACGTTGGGCAGATTAATGGGTGCAGGTATTTCCACGGACAACAGAATGGTTCAAGCGAGGGCCAAATGGTCCGGACGGAATGATAAAAAAGACTGGCGTGTTAGATTGCAAGTACCACAAGGGCCACTGCGTGATTTTTTTGATTTTGAAAATAATCCTATTATGAAGCCTCTGTCAGACTCAGATGGAATGTTCTGGCCATTAACACCAATGATGCAGATACAACATACATCAAATTATAATGCTCTTGCAATGACACACAGCAACTTTCCACACCAGGCATACAACCAATCGCAGATAGAATCGATGAACATAATTGGAGAATTCCCAGTGCAGAATTATGAAGATGCAAAACACTGGGTGGCAACAGTACACTTCTTAAGGACAGCAACAAAAATGTTCTTTGGGCAGGATGGCGGCACAGGACTAAAAGGAAACCCGCCACCGATATTGCACCTTTCAGGTTATGGTGACCACATGTTCCAAAAAGTGCCAGTTGTGTTAAATTCGTTTAACGTGGAACTAAGGCAAGGCATTGATTATATTTCAACGAAGCAAAACCCGTCACCCTATGTAACTCCAAGAACAAGACAACGTGCAGGATTGGCTCCTATAGACGAAGATGAGTCTCAGACTTGGGCTCCAACACTTTCAAATATTTCTGTATTGATTACTCCAATATATTCTAGAGATAGTGTGAAAAATTTCTCAATGAAAAAATTCGTGCGTGGAGAACTTAATGGAAGTAGAGACAATGAGGTAGGATTTATCTAATGGCAACTTATTCAAACACCTCACCATATTTTGAAACCGACATGAAATCAACATACCTAGATGTCTTGAACCCTAGAACTCTAACAGCGGAGGACGACGATCAAAGTTACACAGTGGAAAGAACATACGCATACAGACCAGATCTACTTGCGTATGACCTATATGGTTCTCCGAGACTATGGTGGGTGTTTGCACAACGTAATCCAGACCAGATAGAAGACCCTATATATGATTTCCGACCAGGGGTGACTATTCAATTGCCTAAGAAGGAGAACGTAATAAAAGATCTAGGACTGTAAAATGAAGCAAAAAGATTATAATGTAAGCAACTACGCCTACACCAATACCGCAAAAGAAAACACAACAACAAAAAATAAAATTGACGAATCGAGGATAGTACCAAACGCCCTCTTCAAATATGCTAGTTATAACACACTATTCACGCTGAGTGCTTTGACACAGGCAGAGTTAGAAAATCCTGAAACACTACTGAAAGGTGGCATTCACGATATCATTGCAAGGAGCGGTGGTATAGGAAATCCAAACCCAACAGACAATTTAAGTGCCGAAAACAAAGGACAGATAAAATCAGAATTGGGACAGCAGGCATTAGGCGATGCACGTGAAAATTTAAAAAGAGGACGTGATCTTTATTTTTCAAAAGTTGAAATGATTAATGTACCCGGCCTAAACGAAAGAAGACGTAGCACTTCAGTTACTAACATCAGCATGACAATTCAAGAGCCGTTGGGTATAAGCCTGCTTGATAAAATGCGTGGTGCGGCGGCAAATTGCAACTACCTAGATCACATTAGTGCACCGTACATGCTTACAATGGAGTTCAAAGGTTATGACGAATTTGGAAAACTGATATCAGAAAGAGACCAGAAGAGCCTCACTAGGAAAATACCTATCAAGATTACAAACATGGAGTTGGACGTAAATCAAGGTGGAACAACTTATCAAGTTACAGCCATTCCTTACAATGAACATGGATTTCTTAATCACTTCGTGTATCTTCGTTCATCGGGCACGATCAAGAGGGGTAATACATTACAGGAAACTATGAACAGTCTTGCAGACCTATTGAACAAGCAGGCGGAAGATGAAAAGAACCAACAGTTGGTCGAAATTGCTGACACATACGAAATAGTGGTAGACAAATTTTTTGATGGCAAGGAAGTGTTCTCAGATAAAAGAGTGGGAGACATACCGGTAGGCCCCAACCAGAAAAAACCAGATCATCTAAGGGCCGCTCAGGTTAAATCTAACGACAATGTCCTTACTATTATAACCGAGTTAATGAAATCTTTAAGGATGTTTTCTGATAACGAAGGGCTCGATGCATTCAAACAGAGAATTGAAACTGCAGAAGGCGATGACATGTATTTCGATTATTTTATGATAGAATCAAGTGTTGTGCCGGATTCAGAGCAGTTTGACAGGATTAGAGGAAAGCATCCAAAAAAAATTACATTCAATATAGTGCCCTACAAAATACACGCCTATGCACTAGCGGAGCCTGGCGCCAGTACTGGAAAATATTTTGGTCCTTATGTTCGGAAAGAATACAATTACATTTTCACAGGTGATAACGTAGATATATTGGACTTGGACATAAAATACAAGGTTGCTTATTTTCAATCCAAATTAAAAGACATCGAAGGAAAAGGATCGGGTGATGTGTTTTCAAAAAACAATACCGAGTCAAGGGACGTAGAAAAGGTCGTTCCTGGCACTGCAGACAATTTCGCTGATCCGCCTTACATATATCAGTCTGAAGTAGGAAATGCAAAAAGTATTACTTCCGGTGTCAACAAAGGATCAACAACTGCTTTAGATCAGAGGCTCGACGCATTGTCAAATCCACAAGCAGACATGGTAGTCTTAAACATGACTATATTGGGAGACCCGGCCTACTTGGGACAGTCACAATTTATTCCAACCACTGCGAAAAAGGATGTACTAGAGGCAAATAAAAAAAAATTATCATTTTCTGCAGGAAACAGGAGTATTTGGAACGCAATATTTGGCAATTACAACTTGGGATTTGGTGATGCGGTTGTTAAACTTAATTTCAGAACTCCCACAGATGTCGATGACGTCACAGGTGTATACGAACTTGCCAAAGATGAACAGATAGCATTCTCTGGATTGTATAGAGTGCACCAAGTTACAAATAGTTTCGAGGATGGACAGTTTACGCAGACTCTTACGATGACAAGATTTAAAAACCAAGGAAACAAACCTTACGTCCCTCAAGGTAAAAAATATGTAAAATTCAATATCCATAACAACTATGGACCTCAAATTGGTGGTGGTCTCGTTGAAACAGGTGAATATGTAAATGAGGTTTCTTTAGTAAAAGATAAGTTCAAGTCTTACGTAGAGGGCAAGATAGCCTTGTTGAAATCAAAATTTAATATAGGAAGGCTGTCATAATGTCAGGATTACACAATTATCTTAAAGGTGACGCTTCAACACCCAAGGCACCCACAACCAACGAAGATTGGGGATCCTTATCACCTGGTCCCTATGTTGGAATAGTAAAGGCCAACAATGACCCTTTACGGGCAGGTAGACTTAAAGTTTTTATACCATCATTGAAAGGAAACGTCAGCACAGATTTTGATGGATTGATAGACTGTGACTACCTATCTCCATTCTACGGCAACAAAGGACTGAGACACGTCAAGCCTGGCAACAAGCACACCGATTCACAGTTCTCATATGGATTCTGGGCAGTGCCACCTGACCTAGAGACCAGGGTACTTGTGATATTCGCAGAAGGCAAGATGGAAGAAGCGTTTTGGATAGGGTGTGTACAAGAACCTTTAACAAATCACATGACACCTGGTATAGCATCATCACAGCAAGTAACAGATGAACTGGGAGGTAACACTTTAGAAGAATATGGATCATTGAATTTACCTGCTGGAGAAGTCAACAGATACGTTGACGTTGATCAAAATAATTACACCACAAAAGGCAAACCTGTCCACCCATTAGCAGACACCTTAATGAAACAGGGTCTGAGTTCGGATAATATAAGAGGAAACACTACTTCGTCAGCACAGCGTGAATCACCCAGCCAAGTTTTTGGTTTGAGCACACCGGGTAGGCTGAACCCAGGAGCAACACCCACGAAAATAGGTGCAAATGACTCTGAAGAAGAAGCAATAGTAGATAGACTGACTGGCCACACTTTTGTCATGGACGATGGTGCTGAGGATGGTTCTAACCAATTAACAAGATTACGTACTTCGTCTGGTCATCAATTGTTGATGCATGACTCCGAAGGCATTGTGTACATTGCCAACGGATCTGGAAACGCTTGGATAGAGATGAACAGCGATGGCAGGATTGATATCTATTCTGGTGTGGGCGGAATAAACATGAGGACACAGGGGGACTTTAACTTACACGCAGATGCAAATATAAACATGCACGCCGGACAGTCGATACGTATGTCAGCGCCAGGTTCAGACGATGTGTTTTACTCTGCCGATGACATATCGGTCAAGAAAGGTCAGAAAAGCACCGCCGACATCAAGGTACCAAGGAGACCAGGAGAGATATACTTGTCAACGGATTATCTGCAGACTATGGCAGATAAAGGATTATTCACAAGTTCACAGAATGGACAGATTTCAATGTACAGCAAGGGCGGTATGTTTTCATATACGGATGGCCAGATATTGGCAGGTGCGGGAGGACAGATACACTTGGCCGGCGCACAGGTACACTTCAATTCGATAGGAGCGAGTAAGGAATGGGGACCGCATTGGTTGACTCCAGAAAAAGTAGGCATGGAACCGAGGCTAGAAGGAGATGTGGAATTGGCTAAAAAAGGAATAGAACCTTTGCGTCCTTTCACAAAACAGACAAAGACAACAGTACACAGATTCATCACACACGAACCAGTTCCGAGATTCAAGGGATTCTCCACAGATGGTGCATTGCCAAGTCTTGATCCAACAGATGACCAGATGGATACAAAAATGTGGTCCAAGTTGTCTCGTACGCCAGGAACAACGGAATACACAGAACAGAGAAATAGATTATCAAGCAACGAAACCATTAGGTTGGGTCAGTTTCAGGCTGACGCAGAGAGAGTATTACGACAGAAAATGGGTACTTCTACTAGTGGGACAGACGCTAGAAAGATACTACAAGAATTTGGAAAAGATTACGACAAAATGTTTAACATTGAAAGCATGATGAAAGGCAAATGGGATAAGGCAAACAGTATCAGTCAAAAACTTGGAGACTTCAATATATCAGACAGTGTCAACAGCGTGGTCAACAACACGACTAAAAAATTAGCAGATCAAGTTATAGATACAGTCACAGGTTCAAAAGCGGCGGAAATGTTCAAGGATAACGTGTTTGTTAACCAGGCAGGTGAACTTTTTGCTCTTGGCGGAGGTGCAGACTTCTCTAAACTTGCGGCCGGCAATGTCAAAGGGTTTGCGACAGATGTTGGTTCTAAAGCATTGGCCAATGTGGCAAACGAAGCCTTCAAGAAAAATGTTGTAGGAAACTTGACCAAAAAAGCAATAGGTGTTGACAAGTTCGGAAACACAATATACAGCAGGACAGGAATACTGCCTGCAAAAATTGGAAACATAGATGTTTCAGGTATAGTAGGAAACATTAACATTGCCAACCTTGCATCAATAGGTGATCTTAAAGCAACCACCAACGTTTTCAAGAACGTGGTAGCAGGACAGGTTACTTCAGCGGTGACACAGACAGCAATATCGGCCGTCAAATCACAAGCCTCATCTTTCATTACTGGTCTACTAGGAAAAAGTACAGCACGAGAATTGGCTCGTACAGGTGGAGTGAATGCTATGAGTAGTCTTGGACTAAAAATTGGGTCGACGGCCCTACCGAAATTTCTCGGCGGTAAAACAATTTCTACAGCATTAAGCAGTATAGGTAAAAGTGCAGTGGGCAAATTTTTCAGTTCGGGATTTAGTTTTAGTGACGTAAGACTAAAAGAACAAATAAGGTTTGTTGGCAAATCACCAACAGGAATAAACATATATTCATTTAAATATAAACAACTGCCCGGAAGGTATATTGGTGTTATGGCACAGGAGGTACCATGGGCAAGGCATATGACAGACACCGGTTACTATGCTGTTGATTACAGCAAGGTGGATGTAAAATTTAGGAGGTTACAGTAATGGCATATGGTAGTTCAGGATCCGGATCTGGAGGTGGAGGAGATCTAAAAGACAAGCAGGTGGCTTTTAAAGGCTTTAGCAGTCGTTCAGATAAGACTAATTTCAAACTTTACGATTTCGAAGTAGCCAAACAGGATTTGATCAATAGGCTTTCGATACGTAAAGGTGAGCGTGTTGAGAATCCAGAATTTGGAACTATCATATATGATGCGATATTTGAACCATTTACAGAATCACTTAAAGAAGCAATTCTCGACGACATTACAGCAAATCTTAATGCAGATCCACGTATATCAACTGAGGACATAACCGTATCCGAAGCAGAACAAGGCATATCAGTACAGGCTACAATAACATACGTGCCATTGAACATCACCGAAAAACTTAACTTCAATTTCGATGAAAACTCCTTGTTGCGCCTATCTTAATATACGCACTTAATTTAATACATAAATATCCATACAAACAGTATGGCCACAACAGACAGACAGAACAGATTATTAGTAGCGGAAGATTGGCAGAAGATCTACCAGTCATTCCAACAGGCAGATTTTAAAAGTTACGACTTTGAAACCTTACGTAGAACAATGGTGGCGTACCTGCGTGAAAACTATCCAGATGATTTCAATGATTTTGTTGAAAGTTCGGAATATGTGGCTCTCATAGACCTGATAGCCTACATTGCTCAGGCTTTAAGTTTCAGAGTTGACCTGAATGCAAGAGAAAATTTCCTTGAGACAGCAGAGAGAAGAAATTCAGTTTTACGTTTAGCACGTCTAATTAATTACAACGCAAAAAGGAATAAGCCGGCAACAGGACTTTTAAAAATTAATTCTATATCAACCACGCAAGATGTTGTAGATAGTTCAGGTGTCAATTTAGCAAACCAAACGATCAACTGGAACGACTCAGCAAACAGTAATTATCGAGAGCAGTTCGTTGCAATTTTGAACGCGGCAAATCAAACAGGACAACTTTTTGGCAATCCAAGAGAGTCAGGACCGATCGGCGGAATAAACACAGAGGTTTACACATTAAGTTCTAATCAGATAGATCTACCTTTGTTCAAGTATGTTAAGACAGTGGGCGGTATATCCAGGCAGTTTGAAATTGTACCAAGCACTATTGCTAATTCGGATTCAATTTATGAATCAGATCCAATACCAGGGACAGGGCTAACTTATACGTATAGGACCGATGGCGGAGGAGACAGTTCTAACAACACCGGTTTTTTCTTTTTATTCAAGCAAGGATCAATGCAGTACGCAGATTTCAATGTGGATACAGCAATAACAAATTATGTAAGGTCAATTGCTGTTAACAACATAAATGATTCTGATGTATGGTTATATAAATTAGATCAGTTTGGACAGGTTGCAGAAAAATGGACGCAGGTACCTTCCCTCTCGGGGAACAACGCAATTTACAATTCTCTGTCAGCATCAGAGAGAAACACTTACAATGTTGTTACTAAGGCAGACGACGCAATTGATCTTGTGTTTGGTGATGGAAACTTTTCCAATCTACCACTTGGTTCATTTAGAACATACCACAGGGTGAGTGATAATGTGAAATACGCGATAACACCTGCGGATATGGCAAGTGTTTCATTTTCAGTGCCTTATACAGATGCCAATGGAGCACAACAGACACTGGCATTGTCGGTTGGATTGAAATCATCGGTTTACAATTCGGCGGCGGCAGAGTCTAATGCATCAATAAAAGAAAAAGCATCACAAGTTTATTATTCGCAAAACAGAATGATTACAGCAGAGGACTATCAAGTAGTGCCTCTTTCAGCATCACAGGAGATAGTTAAAGTGAGGTCTGTGAATAGGACAGCATCAGGAATATCAAGGGCAAAAGAAATTTTGGATCCAACTGGCGCCTATTCAAATGTAAGTGTGTTTGCAGATGATGGTATTCTATACAGGGAAGAATCAACTCAACAGTTCACTTTTACCTTCAACAACAGGAGTGATATACAACAAGTTATAGATAGTAGTGTTGAAGCAAAACTAAAACAGGCTTACTCGCGCCACTTTTATTATTTTAAATACGGTACAAAAGATCTTAGTACATTAACAGCAACATGGAATTCGTCTACTACTGGCACTAATACCAACACAGGATATTTTGCTGGTAGTGGTGGAGGTGCACTTTCAATAGGTGACTTTGCAACTTCTAACTTTAAATTTGCCAAAACAGGTGCGATTATAAAATTTACTTCGCCAGACACTAGAGGATTTCTTAACAATTCGCTTGTTACAGCCGGTACAGACGATGCACAAGATAGGAAATGGGCCAAAATAGGCGCTGTGGACGGCGACGGTGCAAACAGCGGAGTAGGAAATCTCGAATCTGGACTAGGTCCCGTCACGCTCAGTAGCATAATACCTGACGGTGCAGTTGTAAATGCTGTTATACCAAATCTGTCGACATCATTTTTAGAATCACTTGAACTTGATATTATTGACAGGATAGAAGCGTTTGAAGAATTTGGTCTGAGATACGATGTAGATTCAGAATCATACAAAGTAATTACTTCTACAAATTTAAGCACGAGCTCTGTGTTTAGCCTAGATAACACAGGAGACACATCAGGTACCAACCTAGATGCAAGTTGGTGGTTCAAATTTACAAATGACGGAAACACTTACACAGTGACATACAGGAAACTAGATTATATTTTTGAGTCGGAGTCTCAAAATAAATTCCATTTTGACACTGAAGAAAAAATTTATGATTACAAGACAGGTAAGACTGTAAAAGATGTTGTAAAAATATTAAAAACAAATTCGCTTGTATCAACAGGCAACAGTATAGGATATCCAATCACGTGGCAGGTAACTGACACAGTCACAGAAGCAGACGGATATAGAGATAACAGAAAAGTCAAAGTTGGCTTTTTTGATGATGACGACGACGGTGTAGTTGATAATCCTGATATATTCGACATCATAGTTGAACCAACTTTATCAGTGTCAACAAAATTTGTTTTCTTTGAGAAATATATTTCTTATGACAACATAGAAAGATTCAGGCCCTATTCAACAACAAATTTTGTGGTCACGGAAAAAGAAGCAAATATCAATTTGAACACCAGCACATACACAGATGGACAGTTGTTCTATTTTTATGCGTCTGATGAGGATGTCATAAAGAAATACAGTTCTACTACAAACACCTTGTCCACTACCACAGACTATCTTGCAAGGAAGGGCAGAAGATCATTGAACTTTCAGTACAAACACCACGCAGGACAAGAGACAAGAATAGATCCGAGTGTATCCAACATAGTCGATGTCTATCTTTTAGAAAGGACATATGATAATCTATACAGAATTTGGCTTCAAGACGGAGGCACTATGCCTAGCACGTCAACCTCAGACCAACTTAGGATCAATTACTCCGGTACGCTTAATCCTTTGAAATCACTTTCGGATCAAATTGTTTATCATCCGGTAAAATATAAAATTCTTTTTGGTAGCAAAGCGGCCGAGGAACTGCAGGCAACATTCAAGGTTGTTAAGAATCCAAAAACCAATATCACTGACGCAGTAATCAAAACACGGGTCATAGCCGCAATAAACGAATTTTTTGCGTTAGATAACTGGGATTTCGGAGATTCATTTTATTTCACGGAACTAGCCGCCTTTATACACAATCAATTGGCGCCTGATTTATTAACGGCAGTAATTGTTCCAAACCAATCCGGACAGAGTTTTGGGTCTCTGTTCCAGATAGATTCAGCGTCAGACGAAATTTTCATCAGTGGGGCCACCGTTGGTGATGTATCAATCATAAGTGCATTAGGAGCCAACCAATTGGCGGCCTCTGGCACAGTTGTGACATCTACATCAACTGCCACAAGCAATAATAATACTTCAACATCAGGTTCGACGGTATCAGGCTCTACTACATCAGGATCGGGATCAAGTTCCGGCAGTAGTGGGGCAGGATATTAATGGCCGATAACATTACAAACTCATTATCAAATAACGAAGTAGTCAAGCAAGGCAACAACGAGTACAGGCGTACAGTACAACAACTACCTGCTTTTTACAGGACAGATTCAAATCAAAGATTCCTATCAAGCACCGTTGACCCATTTGTGCAGAAAGGCGCTCTAGAAAGACTAGATGGTTACATAGGCAGACAGGACGCATACACTAGGGGTGTAAATGATAGATACATCAATGCAACAAGCAGAGACAGATATGCATATCAACTCGAGCCTGCTGTAACATACACTAACAGAGATACCACATCTGTGAATCCAGAGGATCAAGTCAGATTTACAGGAACATATGATGACTACATCAACCAAATAAAATATTTTGGAGGCCTTGTTAATAATCATGACAGATTAAACAAGGAACGTGTTTACAGTTGGAATCCTGCCATAGACTATGATAAATTAATCAATTATAGGGAATACTACTGGATTCCAGAAGGCCCAGGATCTATACAAATTGATTCGGTAGGACCATCCGCAGTTGCGGAGTATAAGGTTGAAAATTTGGCACAAGGAGCCTACAACTTTTCTCACAGGGAAAATGAAAACAATCCAACCCTAACGCTGTACAGAGGCAACACATACAAATTCAATGTCAATGCTAAAGGACATCCTTTTTACATAATGACTGAGCCATACAAAGATGGTTCCACTGATTTATTTTATAAATCAGGTGTTACAAACGCTGGCGCGGTCTATGGCACCGTGACCTTTACAGTGCCTAAAGATGCTCCAGATATACTCTACTATCAATGTGGCAACCACAATGCCATGGGTGGTATACTTCAGATAAAAGATATCACTGCAACAACGGAAATTAATCCGGCCGACGACATAATTGGGGCAAAGAATTACAGTCTTAGGACTTTAGACCTATCCAATGGTATGAAAATTAAATTTACAAATAGTCTTGTAGGCGCAGATTACAAAGATAAAGAATATTATGTTGAAGGTGTAGGAGATGCTATCACCCTGACCGATGTCGAAGACATGATTACACCTGGCAGTTATTCAACAGAATCTACTGTACTGTATGATGCTGTTGGTTATGACACAAGGCCCTACGCAAAATCATTCTACACACCAGACAATCAGGATTACATTACAATTAAGAGGGACTCTCGTGACCAGAATGCTTGGTCTAGATACAACAGATGGTTCCATAGGGAGGTCATCGAGGAAACTGCTAGAGTAGGAGGTTTCACTCCCACACTAGATGAAAACAGTAGGGCAAAAAGACCAATTATTGAATTTGATTCAGGTTTGGCATTGTACAACCACGGAACAGTTGCTAAAAAATCAGTAACATTGCTGGACACAGTTACAACTGATGCGTTCAGCACAGTGGTAAAACAGACTGGTTATATTATTGACGGCTTGCCTTTAGAAGATGGCATGAGGGTAGTGTTCACAGCAGACACAGATAGCACTGTCAAGAATAAGATATACACTGTGAACTTTGTGACTGCAGGTGATTCAACACAGGTCATATCATTGACAGAAGCCACAGATAGCACAGCATCTGCTGACGACAGTATCTTTATTGAATTTGGTTTAACTAACCAAGGTAAAACATTACATTATGACGGTGTGACGGGTTCATGGAAAGAATCACAACAAAAAACTGGAGTAAATCAACAGCCTTTATTCAGTATGTTTGATAACGATCATACAAGTTTCGATGATGCTACAAAATATCCTAACAGTTCATTTGTGGGTGCAAGTGTGTTCAAATTTTCAACGTCAGATACGGCAACAACAGACACAGTCTTAGGAATTAAAGTCAAATACAACACTGTAAACAATGTTGGAGATATAGTATTTGAATCGGATCATACAAGTGGTACATTCACTTATAAATCAGGAAAAACTACGTTAACTAAAAATCTCGCAGAAGGACATTTGCATTACACAACAAGTAAAACAACACACAACAACAAAAGTGCATGGGTCGAAAGGACAAACCTAAGCAAACAAAGAGTAGTAAGGACATTTACAGTAGGGAGTACAGAGAAAAAATTGTTTCCTATAGATTGCTTTGACAAATCTGCAAACATAAGTGATCTCGAAGTTTCGGTTTTAGTAAATGGAGAAAGAAAAACACTCTTAACAGATTTCACATTGGTAAATGGAACAAAAAACAAATATGTTAAATTTAATAAAGATCAAAACACAAACGATCAAATAAGGCTGGCTGTGTACAGTGCTAATGATAAGGTAGAAGCGAAAGGTATCTATGAGGTTCCTGAAAACTTATCAACCAATAGTAGCAACGACAAATTGGGAACATTCACGTATGGGCAAATCCTCAGACACGTAAGGGACATATTTGATAAGAATACAAGTCTCGTTGGTTCTGTCCCGGGTGCTACTAATTTGAGAGATAATCCAGATGCAAGATTACTAGGCGGAACGATACATCAACACGAAGGTCCGCTTATGCCTGCTATATTTGGTCTCATAGATCAAGAAAGTAATTTAATCAACGCCATAGAATACACTACTCAGGAGTATGAAAAATGGTATGATTCATTTTTAACTCACGCCGTAGGCACTGCTTACGAAGGAGTTGCCGCAGATAGGGTTGACGAAATAATAGCCAGCATTACGCAAGGCAGAAATTCATCTTTCCCGTTTTTCAATGAGGACATGTTGGGACATGGAGAAAATGTCACTACAAGGTCTTACACTGTACAAGGATCATCACAGACCGAATATGCTATAGATTCTATGCATGACATTACAAAATCTAGCAACAGGGCGGTATACGTTTATCTTAATGACGTCCAATTACTTTTAGGGAGCCATTACACATTCAGCACCACAGATGACAGTGTCAATATCACAGCCACACTGGCCGAGGGAGATAAGATTGTAATCAAAGACTATGCAGACACTAAAGGCAGTTACATGCCTGTATCACCAACCAAATTGGGAATATATCCTAAGTACACTCCAGAACTTTTTACCGATGACACGTATATCACTAGTACTTCAGTAATACGTAAACACGATGGTTCTATTATAAAAGCATATGGAGATGAAAGAGATTCTCTTATATTAGAATTAGAAAAAAGAATTTATAACAACCTTAAGACAAATTATGACAACACTTTGCTACAGATCAACGATATCATGCCAAGTGCTTTCACATCTACCGAATATAAGTTAAGTGAAGTTGACAGCGTGATGGCTTCTGATTTTTATTCGTGGGCAGGACGTGGTAATGTTCAATACATTAACAACACTACATTCGTAGAAGGTTCGCCGTTCACGTACAACTACGCTCTTTCAACTTCTAAAAAGACAGGCGACAAATTGCCTGGATATTGGAGAGCAATTTACAAATTTTACTATGATACAGATGCTCCTCACGTGAGACCATGGGAGATGTTAGGTCATTCAGAGAAACCGTCGGATTGGGACGATACATATGGCCCTGCACCATACACTTCTGGCAACAATGTTCTATGGAATAAGATTGCAGGTGAATCAGGTAGGTATGGAAAGCCTACTATAAATGATTATCTACCGGTTGATGCTTCGGGTAATTTACTTGACCCTTTACAGATAGGACTTGTAAAAGATTTAGACATAGCAGGAAGGTCAACAGGTTGGAAGTTTGGTGACCAAGCGCCTGCTGAAACCGCCTGGAGGAGATCTTCATCATATCCATTTACGGTGATCAAAACTTTAGCACTGACAAAACCTGCAAAATTTTTCAGTAACTTTTTCGATAATTCCAGGTTAACAACAAATGTAGCCGGAAACCAAATTGATAAGGACACTGGCATACGTGCTACGCTTGGCTCTGCCAAATATCACCTCGAAACGGAAACAGACAATAAAACAGGAGTGACAACCACGTATCTTACTGCAGGATATCAACCGTTGATTGTAAACTATCTGATATCGAGAAATCTCGATGCAAAAACATTTTATTATGACAAGATGAAAAATTTAAAAGTTCAGTTGGCTTACAAACTTGGAGGATTTACAGACAAAGAAAATTTAAAAATACTTACAGATTCTGTATCTCCTGGATCAACGTCGGGATCCAAATTTATTCCAGACGAAAACTATAAGATTTTATTTAGAACATCAAATCCGGTAAACAGTTTTGAATACTCGGGTGTGTTGATAGAAGCAAATACGGATACAACAACAAAGACTGACGGATCAACAGTTACAAATGTAGGCGGATATAAGGTACTAGGGTATTCGAAAGCCAAACCTTTCTTTAAGTTTTACTATCCTATAAAAAATACAAATCCATCGCCTGTATCTGTGGAGGGTTCAATTGAAGTCAAAAAATATGAAAGTTATCATGAGCAAGTGCAAACTGTGCCTTATGGTCATGTATTCAATACTATACAGGATGTAGCAGATTTTCTTTTTGGTTACGGACATTACCTAGAAGATCAAGGATTTAAATTTAATAAATTTTCAAATGAACTCAAAGAAACATTGAATTGGACCAATGCGGTAAGAGAATTTCTGTTTTGGACTACACAAAAATGGACTCCTGGGTCAGCAGTAACAGTTTCTCCGGCCGCTGATGGATTCGAATTAGATACCACAGACAGTATTGTTGGCAGAATGAAGAACCAAGCAGGTGATTACTCTATACTTGATTCTGGCGGAAGAAAAATTGATATCAGAGAATTATCAACTAAAAGATTAGGAAAAACTTTTGAATTAGCAATCAAATCACCGGACGTAGGATTGTACAATATTGCACTTAACACAGTCCAGAAAGAACACATTCTTCTTTTTGACAACAAAACTGTGTTCTCTGATATTATTTACGAGCCGTACACAGGTTTCAGACAGCAAAGACTCAAATTAGTAGGATGGAAAACAGCAGGATGGAATGGTGATTACTATGCACCAGGTTTTGTGTTTGATGCGGCTCAGGTAACTTACTGGTCTGCAAATACAGATTACAGGATTGGGGATTCAGTTGAATACCAAGGCAAATTCTACGTGGCGAAATCAAATCATAATTCTGGTGGCAAGTTTGAAACAGAATCTTGGACATTAAAAACTGATAAGCCAGCACCACAACTTATACCTAACTTCGAATACAAAATTTCTCAATTTAATGATTTTTATGACCTCGAAACAAACAACTTTGATGAATCACAGCAAAAATTAGCACAGCGATTAATCGGTTACAAATCTAGGGATTACTTAGAAAATTTATTTGTCAATGACGTGTCTCAATACAAATTCTACCATGGATTTATTAAAGAAAAAGGAACACAGAACGCAATAGATAAACTTTTAAAGGCAAAGTATGAGGGAGAAGACATAGATTTACAACTTTATCCAGAATGGATGATAAGGACCGGAAATATCGGTAACACAGATTCAACGGAAAGTATTCAAATTATTTTGCCTGAAGCCGAAATTAGAAGCGATCCACAGAGCATTGAACTACTAGAAACCACAAATGACACTGCGGACTATTCGAGGTCTAAAGGCGTAGCAAAAGAAAATCTGTTTTACAAACCTGTTGAGTACGATACCTCTTCGACTTTTAGTCAACTTGATTACACAAAGCAAGGAGTTGACAAAGAGTCCGCTCAGGTATACAAGACTGCAGGATATCCTCAATTGGAGCAGGTACAACATACAGCATTCAATATTACAGACCTGTTTAATTTAGACGTATCAAGGGTGAAATCCAGTGAACTTATTTGGGTTGCAAATAAATCAAATAAAGACTGGGACGTATTTAGATTAACAGCAGGAGATTTCAAAATTTCTACTGTAAGGACTGTAAACAGTGCCACTCAGTTAGAAATTGTGTTCACAGGGTCACATGGTTTGTCCCAAGGTACACAGACAACAGAACCAGACTATTTTGCTATCAGCAACAGTGAAGAAGAGACGATGAACGGGGTGCATCAAGTGTCCAGTGTAATAGATCATAAGACTGTTGTAATAGATTATGAGGGGAACACTGCTTTTATTCCCGCTTTGGATGATGGATCTACATCAGATAGTTACGGAAATATTTACAAATTTGTGTCTGTCAGATTTGATAGCATGGACAACGTAAATGATAGATTAAATTATTCTGTGTACAAAGACAGAGATGACAGTATAGAACTGGAAGGTGATAAAGTTTTTGCGGACAACGACACTTCCAATTTATGGCGTGTGTATGAAAAGCAAGATCCTTACACATTGCAAACAATACTATCACCAGACACTGCTACGGCCGGACAGGAATTTGGACACCGTGTAGTGGCACGTAATGATGGTAGAACTATCGTTGCGTCTAGTCCAGGGAAAGGCCAAGGAACAGTTAACTTCCTATTCAGGTCTATAGCATCTGCAGGAAACATATTTAGGAATCAATCATCTGTAACAACTACTGTTGGAAATGATACCACAGGAAGACTTGGCGAGTCATTATCAATGAGTACCGATGAAAATTTTGTTGTTGCTGGTGCGCCTTATGCCAACTCGATAGGATCAGATGGAAGTACAAGGTTTGCGGATGCAGGTGCAATAAAAATATTCTTATGGGATCCAGACACATTCAAATATGGAACACTAGTGACGAGAAGACCACCAACAGACGCGGCATCTCAAAACTTTGGTTGGGCACACAAAATTGCTGAGCCTGGCTCGAGTTCAACTAGAAGCACTCCAACGAAATACATGTTTGTTTCTTCGCCTGGTTTGACATCAGATAAGGGTAGAGTATACATGTACGAATGGGGAATAGGTGCTGACGGCTCAACATATGACACTTGGACTCAATGTGCAACAATAGATTCACCAGAGGGAGGCTCAGGACAGAGGTTTGGACATAGATTGGAAATTAACGATAATGGTGACATACTGGCAGTAAGTTCACTTGCTCCAGGCAACGCAGGAAAAGTTGACATATTTGTAAGATCATCTCAGTCAAACGATGACAGCGTAACACATTCTTTCACACACATGCAAACACTTACAGGAGTATCAGCAGATGGGTCAAGTTTGAACACACAATTCGGCGATTCAATTGCTATGAGTAAAGATGGAACAATGTTGGTTATAGGTGCACCGGGCGTTGACAAAGTTGGACAAGATGACGGTGGTGCTGTATACACATACAAATGGAACGCAGACGGGTCTACAAACACTTACACATTACAACAGACTATCGAAGCACCTGATCCTCAAGGCAACATGAGATTTGGTACATCGTTGAGTATAAATCAGTCAGGTACTAGGTTAGTCATTGGTGCTGACAATTTCTCAAGTACAAGAGAGATGAAATTAGACAATGGCGAAACAACTTTTGACCTACAAGACACAACTTTTATTGACATAAACAAAGGATCTGGTAGTGCTTACACTGCCACGATGTACAACACTAAATTTGCAATTGATGACAGGTTAGTGACAGACAGTGTTACTGAGCATGACAAGTTTGGAAAAGGCGTATGTGCAATAGACGACACAATAATTGTTGGAGCACCTAGCGACGATGGCAATGTAACCTCCGATGGAAGTACAAGAGTACAAAATGATGGCACAGTATCCTGTTTTGACTTGTCAGTTTCTGGTCAGTATGCATGGAAGAATATAACAACAGAGACACCTTTGATGGACATTGAAAAAGCAGGACATGTATTTGACTTTAACAATAAGTCTAAACAAATAAGAGATCATTATGACCTTTACGATCCAGTCAAAGGACGTATTTTAGGAATCGCTGATAGGGAAATAGGTTACAAAACGATGTGGGATCCTGCGGCCTACAATACTGGTGAAGAGTCCACTCAAAAAACACCGTGGGGTGCAGAACACATAGGTGAGGTATGGTGGGATTTATCAACAGTGAAATGGCTCTGGTATGAGCAAGACACACAGGAATACAAATTTAATCACTGGGGACAGAAATTTCCAGGCTCAAGAATAGACATTTACGAATGGACGGAATCTCCTGTGCTACCTAGCGTTTGGAACACTAGATCAGGCACACAACAAGGAGTAAAAGAAGGCATTTCTGGAGTGGCGGCATACTTTGATGATTCGAGATATAATGTTGTAAGGAAATATAATTCTGCTGTTGATAGATTTGTCAACGTGTACTATTTCTGGGTAAGAAACAGATCAACAGTTCCTATGAACAGTGTTGTGCCTAGGAAAAACAGCACTGCATTTGTTAGAAATATAATAGATTCACCCCAAAATTTCTCGTACAAATATTATTCAATCACGGACACAAACAAACTTATTATCAATAATATAGGTGGTCTCGTAAACAGCGACATAGTATTGAACGTTGATATAAGGACCAATACGTTTGAAGGAGATTCACACTCGGTATGGAAACTGGCAAGGGAAGGTGACAAGGATTGGAGACCGGGATTACAAATAGAAACACGTTGGTGGGATTCATTGACAGGTAAAAATACTGCAGGTGACAAAGTGCCAGATATCAATCTAGGATTGAACAGGAGATATGGAAACAATATAAGGCCTAGACAAAGTTGGTATGTTAACAGATTTGATGCTTTAAAAGAATTAATAGATTATGCAAATACTGTTTTGAAGAAACATCAGTTGGTTGGAACAATTAATTTAGAAAACCTGAACAGTAAAGATCCAGAGCCTACTGCACAGAGTTTGTTGTGGGACGCATCTGTAGACACATACGCAGAATTAACATACATAGACACCAAAGATCTTTCAGGCACAGTTAACTATCTTGTGAAGGCAGACGAGACCGCTAATAATTTCTGGGCAATATACAAATGGGATGGCACAGAATGGTCACGTACGAAACTGCAGACTTACAACACAGGATCTTATTGGAGTTACGTAGACTGGTATGGTACAGATCCTGCCATACACGAAATGATCCACAGTGAAAAGACACCTATTGACAAGCAGGTAACATTCCAATACGAATTGGACACATTGGACCTGCCGATAGGCAAACACGTCAAGGTAACCAACAGCGACACAGGTGGTTGGAAACTATTCATGAAAACGGCCACAGGATGGGCCAATGTTGGAACGGAAAATGGCACGATCAGACTCAGCACGAAGTTGTATGATTATTCACAGGACGCAACAGGATTTGCTGGATCAGACAACTTTGATGATAATTTCTTTGACCAAGAGCCTTCAACGGAAACTAGAAAAATCTTAACAGCACTACGAGATGACCTGTTTATCAACGAACTAGCACTAGAATACAACACACTGTTCTTCACAGGATTAAGAAAAGTTCTAGAAGAACAAACATACGTAGACTGGATGTTTAAGACTTCATTTATCAATGTAAAAAACTCCGTAAGGAAATTAGATCAGAGAAAGACATACACAATTGGTACAGACAATTGGATCGAAAGTTATATAAATGAAGTCAAACCATTCCACACAAAGATCAGAGAATACAAGTTAGGTTATACAAACATTGAAACGCAGGATGGAATCTACACAGACTTTGACAATCCTACATTCTATGATTCAGAAACGGGCAAAATTAGGTCATTAAACGTTGACCTTGACAGTGATAAACTTACTGAATTCCCATATCAGATGTGGCACGACTACCACAAAAAGTATGTGCAGTCAATCACAGTCACACATGGTGGTTCGGGATACCAGGAAGTACCAACGGTCACAGTGCTTGGAGGAACGATAGGTTCTACAGGACCATTCCAGATTCAGGCAACAAGTTCGTCGGGACCTACAAGTGGCCAGTTTGGTTACTACTATCCGTTGTTTACAAGCGAGAAGCAGGCGCAGATTTATGATTCTCAAAATGGTGGATCAGGCACAACTAAAACCTACAACTTTGATGGATACTCGGGCAATTTTTATGGGCCAAATTCTTCTACGATAGAATCGTCAAGTTCCAAATCCGGAGTGTTCAAGATGTATGTTACGCCTACAAACACAGCGGCGACAGCCACAGCAACCATACAGAATGGTGCGGTCACAAGGATCACAGTGACAGGGGTTGGTGCGAACTACAACACCACACCTGTTGTGATTATTTCCGGTGGACGTACAGACGGCACAACACCAACTGACACGGCCAAGGCATACGCAAATTTAAACAACGACCTTGTAAGGGATATAGACACGACTATCAAATTCGATAGGGTGTCAAGCACATCAAGGGTACAAGACTGGGCGGCTTCAACTGCATACGCATACAATGATTTAATAAGACACAACAACCAACTATACAAGGTTACAAAAGCATTCACGTCAACAACTGATTTTGATGACAACACAGCAGATCTTTACAAGGTGTATGGAGATGAAACTGGTCTTACAGCGGCAGACAGGACTAAAGGTTTCTACACTCCAGGCACTGGAATGCCTGGCAACGAACTTGATCAGGTAATGACCGGTATAGACTATGGTGGAACTATGGTCACAGGACTGCTGTTTAATCAGAGCCAAGGATGGGACAGATCAGGTTGGTACGATTTTCCATGGGATCAATATGGAAGTTCTAGGATCAAGGCATTCAGAGCGGATGGTACAGCCAACACTTTTACATTTGACACTGCTCCTTCTAGTTCAGAAGTGTTCCAAGTGTACATCACAGAGGATGACAGCACTAGAAGAAAACTTTCAGATGTCGTGAGGGGCGATGGTTCAACGGTTCAATTGCCGATTGGTGGATTAAGTATAACACCGAATGCAAACGCATTAGTAGAGTTCATACCTTTCGATGACGATGGTGTGCTTACACCAACAGATGACAGGACACTAGATTCTATAGTCAAAGGAGGACTATTTGGTTCAGCATTAGGTCATGCACCTAGCGATCTAATACTTGAAGGTGACGACTTCTTGTCGCCAGATACAAGTTACGCACCCGAAGAGACTGTGCCGGGACAACTGTTTGACACCGTTGACATAAAGGTTTACACGTCACCAGAGTCGGGTGTGCCATTTATTACAGAAAAAATTTACAGAGGAAATGGAAGTACAACTACGTTCTCCATAGGAGATCACCCAGGAACACTAGCATCAGTTACAGTGAGTGTAGATGGTGTAGTTAAAAAATTAACAACTGATTACACAATTGATGTTGCAAACAAAACAATTACATTTGGATCTGCACCTGCTAACAACAGTGTAATATCAACTAGAGTTTTTGCAATATCAGGTGACAATTATAGGGTACTAGACACATTTGTTGGTGATAATGCCACAGCATCTTTCACCACATCATCAAGAAGTGAATTTAATCTTGACTCTACTGTGTCAGACATTTTTGTAACACAGGACGGTGTACCAAGGACAGATTTTACACGAACCATAAGTGCAAACACTGTCACAATTACTTTTAGTGCACCAGTGCCACCGACAGGTGCTTTTATACAAGTTGCGGGATTCAACAAGTCAGCAACTTCTCCGACAAGGAGTTTTGCAAGTATTAGGAATCAAGAATTGACTTATGCAAGTGGAACGAACAGATACACATTGACATATCCGCCAGGATCGATAGGTCCATTCTCAGGATTGACAATAGTAGAATTAAACGGAAGAGTGTTGAGAGGTCCAGACAACACTTATTATTTGGGTGACGGAAGCACATACACATACGGAGTTGCATCAGGATTGCTTGATGATTCAACGGTGGATCCTCCAAAAACTATCTCCAGTGCCAGCCAAGTGCAGGTATTTGTAAATGGTATACAAAAAGATCTAAACACTCATTACACTGTTGATATAGGAAATCAAAACGTAAATTTTGTGACTGCGTCTGTGCCAACATCGTCAGATGTGATATGCATATCGACCTTAGTTGACAATCAGTATTTCAATGAAGGCACAGACATCATACTAGTCCCAAGTGCAATCACTTCGCCTTACTCATTATCAGCCGGTGACAAGATTTCGGTTACAACATTCAATAACGCTTTGGGGATGAAACAGAGAAGAGAAGTGCTTGAGGGAAGAACAGGCGGAGTCTTTAAACTGAGATTTGATACATTGAATGCCGCTTACACATACGTGTGGTTGAACGGAGAACAATTGACATCAGGTGTGGACTACCTCGTGAATGGCAACACAATAACAGTATCAGGCAAAACGATCACAACAAGTGATAGACTTGACGTGATGTACTTTGCATTAGATTCTGCCACTGGTGCAACAGGATTTAGGATATTCAAAGACATGTTGAACAGGACGTTCTACAAACGTATATCCAAGACTGCAACAACAAAAATAACAATAGATATGACGGAAGGCGATAAAACAATCACAGTTGCCGACGGGTCAGTATTGCCAGAACCAAAAGATATAATAAGTTCAGATGGTTCTACTGTGCAGTCGATTATACCGGGCGTCATCTTCGTAGACAAAGAGAGAATAGAGTATTTTACCAAGACCAACAATATTTTAGGTAGACTAAAACGTGGAACACTTGGAACAGGAATTAAGGATCATGGATCAGGCACTGAAGTGGTAGATGCGTCTGGTACTCAAACCATCCCTTATG